TTCGGGCTTATTCCTATCAGTACCGAAGCTGGACCCGGCGTGACCGAGATCGTTTTCCGCAGATACAATTCCGTTGGAATTGCAAAAATCATTGCGGACTATGCAAAAGATTTTCCGCGTGTAGACGTGTACGGTATTGAAGATCGCGTGAAAGTCAAAGGCATTGGCGATAGCTACGGTTTCAACATCAAAGAAATCCGTATGTCTATGCGGAGCGGAAAAAATCTCGACCAACGCCGCGCCAAAACCGCTCGCCGGGCGCATGACGAGAAAGCCAACAAGATGGCTTTGCTTTCTTCTGCCGAGGACGGAACTCGCGGTATGTTGGATTATCCCGGTATGACAGAGACATCGCTCCCTGCGGACGGAACCGGAGGCTCAAAACGTTGGGCGACCAAATCCGTGGATCAAATTCTCCGCGACATCGACATTCTTCTTGACGCGGTTGCTATCCCGACATCAGGGCGCGAGGAAGCGGACACTCTCCTGTTGCCTCAAGCCGCGTACCGGAGACTGGTACACACCCGGCTCGGCGACAACACCATCACCCTTTTGAAGTACATCAAGGACAACTACGACACCATCAAGAGGATTGAATGGCTCAATGAGTTGAGTGGAATCGGCGTTGGCGGCACAGACCGCATCATGGTCGCGAGCCTTGATGAAGAACACATCACATGGGAAATGCCGACACCGTTTGAGCAGCTTGAAGAAGAACATGAAGGAATGGAAATAACCATTCCCTGCCATTCCGAATGTGCTGGAACAATCATGTATTACCCGATGGCGTTCGCGTATGCGGACGGAGTTTAATTCGTAAGCGTGGAGGATGGATTTATGCTTATCAAATACAAACCAAAGGTCGAACACATAAAGTGTATCCCTTTGATACCCGATCTTAAAAACCCTAAAAGCTACAACCGGAATACGGTTATGCTCCTTCCGGGAACGAATGAGGTCTCCGATGAGGAATGGGAAGCGATAAAGCCTCTCATCACAATGGAGATCAAAAACAATGAAATTGTTCAAATCTCGGTGGAGAGTAAAAAAGCCAAATCCGGTAAAGCGCGGAGCCTTAGCGAGGTTCCGGCAAATATCGCTCGCGACATTATCGCGAAATGCCACAACCCTGTCACCCTGAAAAAGTGGTTCAAAGAAGAAACTCGCGATGAGGTTCTTCTCGCCGTTACAAAGCGTATGCGTAAGCTGAAACTTGACCCTGATGAAGTCCAAAAAGAAATCGACACCGAAGGCGGCGAAGGAACGCAGGACGATGACGATGACCTCACCGATGATGACCCCTTGGAAGATGATCCGGAAGATGACAAAGAAGGCGGCGATGACGATGACGATATTCCCGACTTCGATGAGAACCCCGAAGGCGAGGGCGAGGGCAGCGGCGAAGAAGAGGAGAACGATTAACTATGGCCCTAAGCCCGAATCAGATAATCGCGGCGATCTGCCCGGAACTATCCGGCAGTCCATCCCTGTCGGTGTTTGTCGAGATGGCAGCCGAGGTTACTGATAAGGGCTTCTTTGGGATAACGTATCCTCACGCGATAGCGTATAGGGCTTGTCACCTTTACACAATTACTGGTGGAGCGAATAGCGGTAATAGTGCATTAGGCATGGGGCAAATAGCCAGTATGAGCGAAGGTGGTTTGTCAGTCAGCTTTGCGACTACCCCTACAAGCAATGAAAGCGGATTGGATACAACCAAATATGGGAAACAGTTACTCGCTTTAATAAAATCACGTCCTACTATGGGCGTTAACATGGCAGGTTTAGGATGAAATACAAATCAACAATTAAATTCCGGCAGTTCATACTCGCCGAGAACGGAAAAAAGATTTTCATTGAACCCGGCAACGGAGAAATGAAAGAAGACGAAGCGTTAGCTGTCGCAAAATCAATTTGGGGAAAACGCCTCATTGAAGCCGGAAGTCTCAAATTTGAAAAACCCATTAAGGTCAAGGATGAAAAGGTCGAGCGCGGAATGACTATCCCGAAGGGTGAAAAAAAACCTTCTAAGAAACCGTCCAGCACTGGAAACGGAAGTAAAAACGAAGGTGACCCCGAAGGCGAGGGCGAGGGCAGCGGCGAAGAAGAAATACCAGAACTCGTAGAGAACCCCGAGGGCGAGGGCAGCGGGAACTAGCAATGAGCCTTTTCCGAAGCGTGAGCCTTACCCAAATCTCTCATGCTCCGGGCAAATGGGTGTTAGGTGATTGGGTTGAGGGGGAGCGTAATAAACCGACCCCATTTTCGGGGTCTTGGCAAGCGCCAACCGGCAAGGATTTACAAGTTCTGCCGGAAGGAAAAAGAAGCCGCGAGGCTTACAAGGTTTTTGCTCCTATCGAGATGGATTTTATTGCTGCTGATGAGGAAAGACAAATCAACGGCGACATTGTTATTTGGGAGGGTAAAGAATACGAAGTGAGCGCTGCTATGAAATGGAACAATGGCTATATTCCCCATTGGGAACTTATTTGTACCAGACCTCCTCCTAAGGAGAAGCAGCAAGATGGTGATTGAGGAACGTAAATACCTTGAGGAAACGCTCGCGGAATGGATTGAAAAGGTTGTTGCGGATAACGGTAGAAAGGATACGGTCATATACGCGAATAAAAACGGAGTACGACCTCCTCGACCGTTTATCATGCTGCAATTTATTGGAGGCAAGCGTCCAGGGTCTCCCTCGCGGACAAAGGTTAATCCTAAAACCGGGGAGATGGAACTTTACGCACACTCTGAAAAAACAATTACTGTTCATGGAATTGGATCAGGGTCGTTTGATTTACTTCAAACAATTTTAGATTCAATCTTCATTGGCAAGTATAAATCCTTCCTTCGGAAAAAAAAACTGGTTGTGCGGAAGCTGACCGATGTAAACGAGGTTGGAGAACAAGGCGATACGGAGATGGAAAGCCGAGCGCGGTTTGATATTCGCGTTTCCTTTATCCGTGTAGTGGCATATAAACCGGGGTGGATAGAACACGTGAAGGTTACTCCAAAGGATGTTCCTTCACTTTCACCCTTAGAAAATTAACGGAGGTTACTATGGCTGACGAATTAGAAGAGATTGTGAAAGTAAACATCTCGCGGCAAACCAGTGTTCCTTCAATGAAATCTTTTTCCGAAAGATTCATTATCGACACTTTTGATCCCGATGGAATAACCCCTGTTTTCGATGCGGAAAACAGGGTTAATTTATTCGGAAGTCTTACCGAGATACTGGGCGCTGGTTTTTCTTCCAACTCATGGATTTATCGAAACGCGGCAAAACAGTTTTCGCAATCACCGCACATCGGAAATATCTATGTCGGTATTAAACTACCAGATGAAAGCTGGACGGACGCGCTCACCGCTTGCCTCAACCACAATGATGATTGGTACGCTGTCGAGGCTCATGCGGAGGACATGGAAGACCAGCAGGAAGTAGCTCTTTGGATACAAGCCAACGAGAAACTTGGCGGTATTGCTTCCAGCGACCCCACCATTGTAAAAGCAACCACCGGAGATATAGCTGATTTCTTGATGATTAACAATATCGACCGCGTTTTCTGTTTCTATCACCCTGATGTGGGAAAAGCAAACGATCCGTTCCCTGTGGCAGCGTTGTTTGGCAAGCTGCTTACAAAACACCCCGGCAGCGCGACATGGGCTCTCAAAGGACTGAACGCCGTACCAACGGTGAAGCTCGATGCCGGACAGAGAAAAAGGATCATCGACAAAAACGCCATGATCTATACCCGCGTAGCAGGAATGCCGATTACCCGATGGGGCAAGGTCGGCAGCGGTGAATACATTGACATTATTCATGGGTTGGATTGGCTCAAGGCGCGGCTTCAAAACCTTGTGTTCACCCCATTGGTTCAACAGGACAAAGTGCCTTTTGAAGATGACGGAATTATTTCCCTCGTGGACATGGTTCGCGCCGGTCTCGATGAAGGAGTGAAATACAAGATCCTCAAAAAAGGTGCATACACTATTAACGCTCCTTTGGCTGACGATGTTCCTGACAGTGACAAAGCAGAACGTCTTCTCAAAGATGTTACTTTCCGTGCGCCGGTATCTGGGGCGATCCACAAAGCGGCAATCGAAGGGATTATAACCCTATCGTAAAAATGAGGAGGAATTAATATGGCTGGTAATCAATTATTACTTACCTATGACCCGGAGAAAGTTATTGTGACCTATGGCGGCACACCTTTGGGTGGTTGGGCAGAGGGAACATTCATTGACATCGCTCAAGCGACAAAAGCGTTCACGCGAAAAACCGGCGCGGATGGTGAAACCGTTCGTTCGAAAAGTGCAAACAAATGTAACGATGTAACAATTACATTACAGCAGAGCAGCCTTTCCAATAATTACCTGTCGGCTATGAATCAGGCAGACAGAGCAACCGGACACAATCTGCAACCCTTATCCATTACGGACTTGAACGGCGAAACGCTGATGTTCTGGCCACAGGCTTGGGTTGAGGTTCCCGATTCTTGGGGCTATGGCGGTGAGGTAACTGACAGGCCGTGGGTTTTCCATACAGGGCCTATTGCCACGGATAATCGTGGCGGCATTGCTGCTTAATAACATTCATGGAGGATGGCTATGAATAAAACAAAGATTATTGACGAAATTGAATTTTCGGTCGCGCCGTTTATGGCGGTAGAGGCGCTTCGGCTTAAAGCGTATCTTTTAAGAACCTTTGGCCCGGCATTGGGACAAATGGTTGGAACATTGAAAAATGTGCTTAAAGCCGGAGGCGGTCTCGCATCGGATGTGCAAATTGACGGAGTTGCTTTATCAAGAACAATCGAAACTCTTACAACCCAGCTTGATGAAGATACCTTCGTCAAACTCATAAAGAGAATGTTTGCAAATCTTGTCGCCAAAGGAAAGGATAAAAAAACCGGAAAAGGGTTTGCCAGACAATTTGATGACGCACATTTTGACGCTTCATTGAACGAGGTATTCCAGGGAAGGCTTTTTACAATTTATCCGGTTCTGCTTCTTGTTCTTGAGGCGAATTATCCTGATTTTTTCGAAAAGACGGTTCGGAGTATTGGAAGGTTAACAAAGGAAACACTTTCTTCCGAACCGGGAAGCGAGACCGAGACCGAAAAATCAAACAACTCGGAGACATCG